AAAATTAGTCAGTACACCTATTGGATTGATTTAGGAGAAGAAGATGGCATCTACGCCGGAAGCGAAAGTGAAGAAGAAGGTACGCGAGATCCTGAAAGCGGTTAATGCGTATTACGTTATGCCTGTCACAGGAGGCTACGGGAATTCGGGTGTACCGGATTATATTGTGTGTATCCGAGGCAGGTTTGTCGGTATCGAATGCAAGGCCGGGAAGGGTGTGCCTACTGCCTTGCAGTTAAAGAATATAGACCAGATCCACGACGCAGGTGGTGTTGCGTTTGTAGTAAACGAAACCAATGTAGACCAATTAGCAGCCGTACTGGAGAGTATGAAATGAGTTTATCTGAACCATACGGGCCATACCGCCCACCGCTTGGTGTCGAGACTGCAATGAGCCAAGCACTAGTAAAAGCTTTACAGGAAGTACAACCCGAGGAAAATCACATGGAACCAAAGAAGCGTAGTAAACGTAGAGCCATCACCAAGGCAGAACTCAAGCGCATCGTCGCTATGCGTGAGTCAGGCATGACCGTGCATAAGATCGCCCAAGAGACAGGACGTGCAGTGTCCTCGGTGTGGCGTGTGCTGAGTATTGAGAAGACGAAGAAAGAAACTCCATCCTTTCTAAGGACTGCACCCACCCATACTGAAGTTGTCACACCACAAAATGTTATACCGTATAACATTTCGCCCATCCCGTCTTCTGTACTGAAACCAGTGACCCAAGAAAAAGAGGCGGGGCGGCTGCAACGTATGGCAATTTCTTTCTGCCGGTTCCTTGGCGTGACGGACAACATGTATGGAAAGCACTAACCCTACTACCCCTGTCACCCAACTTACTGATTACGAGGTCAAAGCGTTGAAGTACATAGAACAACGTAAGACCCCGGCGTCGATCAAAGAGGTGGCGCTCCAGGTTATGTTATCCAGACAGGCTGCACATCGGGTACTTACGCAGCTTGTACGGAAGAGACGGATAAGAAGTTATTTGGAGTTTGTTGCTGCAAAGAAACCGGAGCGACGCTACGTGTCGCTTCATTCGGAGATAGCAGCGACGCTACCCCCACCCAAGATCAGACGTAAACTAAAAGTAAATAATTTTTACAACGACCCATTTAATCTGTTAGGAGTAAGAGATGCAAATTAAGACCACATCGGAAAGCACGAACGTACTAAAAACTTTTATGCGGCAGTGGAAGTTACTGAAACAACCTTACCCTTGGAAAGACCCCAAGGTAGTTGCCGAACGTCGGAGAATAGCTGCCCTTGATCGGGCAAGGATTGACCTGCGACTAAGCGGCGAGGTTGAATAGCAGGGTGTTGAGTAGTGATAACGATATATAAATTTACTTGGAGAAAATGATGGAAATGGAAAGTATTCAGCGGTTGACTAAAGATCTTAAAACCGCAGCAGTGAAGTTGACCGACCATGAGGCTCGGTTTCTGGTGGACTATTACTACATAGCGCAGGAGGACCGTAAGCGGTCCAACAATCAAGTCTTGTCGCTTGAGAAAAACCAAGAACCTAACGCCGTGGTGAGTTGGCTTGCTAACCAAGCCGAAACCCTCGAAGGGCAGGTGAAGCGGGCGTTAGATGCTTACACCGACGGACATGTCATGGGTGCATGGATGCGACAAATCGTAGGCATCGGTCCGGTTATCAGTGCGGGGTTGCTTGCACATATCGACATTACCAAGGCACCGACCGTTGGGCATATCTGGAGATACGCAGGGCTTGATCCCACGAGTAAGTGGGCGGGGAAGAAAGGTGCTGAGGACTTTGTGGCCGAGCACGGCATCAACTTTGAATTAGCAGCGCGGATGATCGGTATGAGCGAGGAAACATTGAGACGCATGGCGCTCAACGACAAAGGCAAAGTTACAGAAACAAGTTTTACCAACGCGCTCAAACGTCGCCCGTGGAATTCAAGTTTAAAGACACTGTGCTGGAAGGTCGGGCAATCATTCATGAAGTTTTCAGGACGTGATGATTGCTACTACGGCAAGATTTACAAAGAACGCAAGGCGTATGAGATCGCTCGCAATGAGCGTGGTGATAACAAGGCATTGGCTGAAGAGTTGATAGGTAAGTTTAAAAAGAGCACGGAGGCGTATGGGTATTTGAAGAGCGGTGTGCTGCCCCCTGCACAGATTGACGCACGGGCTAGACGTTATGCGGTGAAGCTTTTCTTATCTCATCTGCATGGTGCGTGGTACGAGGCACATTACGGCACGAAGCCCCCACTGCCTTATCCGATTGCACACATGGGCCACGCGCACTTTATCCCTGCACCTGTTTAACCACTCATGCTGAGAGCACCAAAGGAGTGAAGTGAGTCAGTGTCCGCGAGAGAACCAAGATACATGAACGAGTCGTGAGTGGAAAGAGAACCAAGACGCTAAAACGAGTCATTCGAGGCGAGAGCACCATTAAAAGTAAACGAGTCAAAGGACAAGAGAGGCCCAGCAAAAGAGAACGAGTCATCGATTATGAGAGAACCAATAAGTGAGAACGAGTCATTCGAGTCGAGAGCACCATTGAAAGTAAACGAGTCATCGATTATGAGAGAACCAATAAGTGAGAACGAGCCACCGGAAAGAAGAGAACCATATGAGGTAAACGAGTCATTGAATCTGAGAGATCCATCCAAGTTGAACGAGTCATCAGTTGCGAAAGAACCAATATATGAGAACGAGTCAAGTTATCGAAGAGAACCAATCGTAGCGAACGAGTCAAGGAACCCGAGAGATCCATACCACGAGAACGAGTCACAATATTGGAGAGAACCAATCCTACTGAACGAGTCAGTTTGTCTGAGGGAACCATAAAGCGCGAACGAGTCAGTGAGCACGAGAGAACCATTAAAAGTGAACGAGTCAGAGCGTCAGAGAGAACCATTTGAACGGAACGAGTCATTGTCGAAAAGAGAGCCAATCCAAGCGAACGAGTCATGAGCAGCAAGAGAACCTTAAACGTAGAACGAGTCACGACAGTTGATAGAAACAAGCGCGTCAAACGAGTCAGATAATGAAAGAGAACCACTCCGAAAGAACGAGTCATCAGTTAGGAGAGAACCACTTCGAAAGAACGAGTCACTACCTTGAAGAGCACCAACCCATAACAACGAATCGGGAAAACTAAGAGAGCCGTGTGTACTGAATGAGTCAATCCGGAAGAGAGAACCAAGTTTTAGGAACGAGTCAGATCACGCAAGAGAACCCCGTTACCAGAACGTTTTATAACAAGGAGTAAGAAATGACTAGAGAGGAATTACGTGATGAGTTTGCTAAAGCTGCCATCACAGGAATCCTTGCGGGGAAGTGGGGGCAGATGCCACACACCAAAGCCGAGGACGCATTTGCTAATTTTGCCTACATCATTGCTGATGCGATGTTAAGGGTCAAGGAAAATTATAAAGAGGAAGGTATAGAAAACAAATGAGCATGATGAATTTAAATAAACCCGCAGAAACTGAAACACAACCTATATTTGTTTTACACAACTTTCCTTACTACCCGCATTACAGCGATAAGCATAAGTGGGTCGGACCGGGGCACTGGAAAAAGCGGGTGGAGTACACCACAACCGAGTTGGCTGCACTAGGTGCACGTCTTACGACGATGCAGTTATGGAAACGATCATGGACTGAGGAGGTGAAGGGATGGAAGATTTTATAGTTTGGATGGGTGGGTTCCTTGTTGGTTTCTTAGTCGGTGTCATCAGAGGGCGGCGCAGCATTGTGCGCGAGGCACAGGAATTGGTTGCTGAAGCTATTATGGAAATTAGAAAGGGGCACAAGGTATGAACGATCCCGTAAACCATCCTAAACATTATACCGAGCACCCTAGCGGTGTGGAGTGTATCGAGATCACCGAGCACATGAATTTCTGTGTGGGTAACGCTATAAAATATTTGTGGCGAGCTGGCTTGAAGGGTGAGCAGGTTGAGGACTTGCGTAAAGCACGTTGGTATATCGACCGCGAGATTGCACGGATACTAAACAACGCAGGGGAAAAAGAATGAGCCCTGACTATAAGTTCGCCCTGCTCGCCGCATGGCTTGAGGGTTACGCCGAGGGCTTGCCCGACTACTGTACTGCTGAGAAATTCAAGATAAAGGAGGCAGCAGAACTACTGATGGAAGTGTACGAACAACGTATGAAGGAGAAGGAAGAATGGAAACAACATGCGGGGGATCGAGCATGAGCGAGAACAAGAATGCAAAGACACCAACGGACGGTGGGGCAGCGTTTCCCGTTGCACATTCATACCTAATCCAACCAGGTATGTCCCTGCGTGATTACTTTGCAGGGAAGGCGATGCAAGCACTGGCGCAGCCTGGGAATTATTTTGATGCAACCGCGAAGCAGGCTTACATGATTGCAGACGCGATGCTGAAAGCGAGGGATCGATGAGCAGAAAAGCTATGCAGGTGGCGCTTGAGGCGTTGGAGAGTGATCCAATAAGTCATGCTGGGCTTGTGACCGTATTATCGTCCGGTAAAGGTACGGGTTTTAATTACGCCCGTGCTAGCCAAAAGACCGCAGTGTCGCCAGATGGAGGTACAGGTTTTATCGACGGCGTGTGGAATGGGCCAGAACCACCAAAGAAAGAATGGGTTGGGTTGACGGACGATGCTGTGTTTGGCGCAATCTGTGCAGGTGGAATAACTGAACAAGAGCCGGTGGCAGAGATTCAAGCCGAAGATATGGGGAAACCATTTAACGCAATACGGGTGACGGTTCATTTCTACGCAGAAGTGCCTGCTGTGGGTACGAAACTCTACAAAGCACCACCAAAGCGTGAATGGGTTGGGCTGACGGATGAGGAACTCAAGCCGTTATGCGATGAAAACCACATTATGTTTGGCGCTTACACCGTTGACTTTATTCAAGCCATCGAAGCCAAGCTGCGGGAGAAGAATCATGGATAGAGAAGAAATAATCCGCATGGCACGAGAGGCTGGGCTTGGTGACACCGGTGTGCGAGGAGCCTTCATTTTCTTTCAACCTGGAACAAATGGGCTTGAACGCTTCGCTACCCTTGTCGCCGCTGCCGAGCGTGAGGCGTGTGCTTCCATTTGTTTTCAAGAGGGGCCGTCAATAGACGGGGAGCTGATCGCGGAAGCCATACGAGCAAGGGGAAACACATGAGCAGAAAAGCTATGCAGGTGGCGCTAGAAGCGCTGGAGTTGTACCAAAGCAAAAGCAGCGTTCAAATGTTTGACGATGCCGTTAAAG